GCCGGTCTCGTTGCACCGGCTCATCCCGGTTTCATCAGCCCTTTTTGGCGACTTTGGCGTCGGCAAGCTGCTCGACGTAACCAACCGGCTTGCGATCGCCAGCATACACGATGCCGTCCTGAACCCAGCGACCGTCCTCCGGGCCACCGCCGTAGACGGTGCCGTGCGGGCGGGTCGGGTTGAACAAACGCGTGCCGTCAGCCGTAAATTCGTCCTTCGCAATCATGTTTCCTCCTCAGTCCCACAACACGTTCCACTGGCCAGGCGTGCCAGTGGTAACAACCACCAAAGAACCGTTGACGCGCACTCCCGCAGCGCCAGCGGTGATATTGATCGAACTTGTCGCGCCGCCGGTCGTGCTGGTCGCGTACATCTGAGTCGTCGTCGTGGACGTGGTCGTGCCCGTCACGCTGACGTAAATGTCATACGGGGTAATCGTGAACGCCGTTCCGGTGGCAACAGCGACAAATCCGTAGAAAATCCCGCCGCCCGTTTTTACGGTACTTGTGCCCGCGGTCGTGATGGCGGTGTAGTTGGCGCAACCGGGGCTGTAATAAAGTCCCGAGGTCGGATCAAAAGCGCAGGTCGCAAAAGGCGATGCGTTGCTCGGAGCGGTCGGGTTTACGCCGATGATAGGCATGGCTTACATCCGATCCAAATAGTTGTTGCGCTCAACGAAACCGCCGACGTCGTCGTAGAACGCGTCGTTGTGTTCGCGGGTGTACTCGTCGTCCGTCTGAAGCAACTTTTTCTTGTGGAAACCGTCGCGCAACGACACCTTGTTCAACTCGTTGTTGGTCAAATCGCCCTCGGCGTACTCACAGGGCATGTTACCCGACACGTTGACGCCCATCTTGCGGATGTCGACGATCTCCTGATCCTCAATGTCCATCCCGGGCGGCAGCGAGTTGAAAAACGCCGCGTTGTTCATAAACCGCGACTCACTGTCGCCACCGGGAACGCCTTCGCGCCCCGGCATCATCTTTTTGGCTCGCGCCTCAACGTCGGTGAGCCAGCCATGCTGATTCTCTGCGCTTGACTGTCTGTCCGGGTAGTTAACCTGGAACTTCTCTTGCACGATCTTCGGCATGACTGGCTCCAGCGGTTAGATCTTTTTCGGCCCGATGTAGTTCGTTTCTTCCGGACGGCCCATGTCCATCTTCTTCGGCATCATCGAACCAGAAGCGCGGTAAACCCACCCGTCACCCGGGTAGCCCAGACCGCCCTCGTAGGCGTAAAGATCCATCTTGCGGATGTCGCAGAGTTCCTGATCTTCAATGTCCATACCCGGGGGCAGGGAATTGTAGAACGCGTTGACGCCGTACTCGAGGCCCTTCTTGACGAGGTATCCCGAGTTGCGGACGCCGACCAGCTCGTTGTGGACCATCTCGGCGCTGTCCGGCAGCACCTCAATGTCCGCGACGTGCTGGCCCTTCATCTCGTGCCGCTTCTGGGCGCGAGCGTTGGCCGACTTGATGACGTCCATGTGCGACGGCGCCATGCCGCCGTACATTTCGGTTGCCAGCTGGTCCGGGGTGACCTGCGGCGTCTCGTACTGCTTGCGTCCCGGCTGAGTGATCTTCGGCATGTGGATACTCCTTATGCCACGACGTTAGCGAGCGGGAGGACCGAGTAATCAATCGTGATGAGGTTGACGGACGAAGCGTCCGTGCCGTTCACGACGTAGATCTGGTCGCCCTGGTTGATGGCGAGGCCGTTGAGACCCGCCGAACCCGTGCTGGTGTTAAGCGCGACCTGCGCGATCGCACCGATCTGACCCGTCGCCGTGCCGTTCGCAAACAGCGTGTCGACGTAGAAAGGACCGATCGTGGAGGTCGACAGGGACGGCGCGACGCCAGCGGAGGCCGTGTTGGTGATGCGGATCAGCGAGAGCTGCGACGCGTTCACGTGGACGGTGGCAGCGGTTGAGGAACCCGCGTAGTTGTAGTACTGGGTCGCCGTGTAGGTCGAGGTGCCAGCCGTGGTTGTATAGGCGTTGAGCCCGAACAACAGCATGTTGGCGTGAGCGACGAACTTGCCCGAGACGCCGCCCGAGCCAGCCGTCATGACCGTCGTGAAAACGCCGCGAGCGATATACGCGGCGTTGTCGTAGGCCATGTTCTTGGTGGTGTTTTGCAGTGACATTGCTATGGCTCCTTAAGCCTGCGAGTCCCATTTCACAATGCGGGTGTTGATCGCCGCCGTGTGAACGATGCCGAAACCGCCGAGGTAGTACCAGGCGATGCCCTTGCTGCGACCGTAGTCGGTCGGAATCTTGCCGCGCATTTCCTCGGGAACCGCGATGGCTTCGGCCACCGTGTCGTTACCGAAGAAGAAAATCCAGTCGGACTGGCCGTTGGTCCACGAGGTCGTCGTGACGCCGTCCGTACCCGTACCCTTCGCAATGTTGGTCTGCTCGATGTAGCGGGTGTTCTCGTAGCGGCCAATCTCACCGTTCATGATGAGGTTGAAGCCCGTGTCCGAGTACTGGTGGATCGTTTCGAGGTTGTTCTTGAGCGTGCGGAGCGTCGTCGGCCACGCGATCGCGTAGTAGTCGTCCGCGATGTACGCCGGGATGTTGCGCTCCTTCATGGAGTCCACGATCGCCTTCGCGTGCGCGTTGTTGAACGCGACCGAGTTGGTGCCCGTGACGGTGCCGTTGGTGTAGAGCGTGACCGCCGAGGTCGACGTGCCGCCCGTCGGGATGGCGCGGAGCAACGTCTGGTTGAACTGGGTCCACGCAGCGCGGTCAAGATACTTGACGCAATCGTTTTTGAGGACCTTCTTGATGACGTCCTCAACCGGGAACTTCGACAGGTTGTCGAGCTTGCCCGAGTACGGGACCGAGTTACCGGCTTCGGTGACCGTCAGGGTGCCCTGAATGATCGTGAAGTTGGTTTCCGGCATCGTGTTCGTTTCGACGAGGACGGCACCAGCCGCCGCGACGTCCGAGAACACGTCCCACGTGAAGGTGTCACCCTTCTTCTTGCCCTGCTGGCTGATGTCGTGGACGTCAGCAAACTGGCGGAATTTGACGAGAGGCTGCACGTTAGCGCGCAGAACGTTGGAAAGCTGACGGCTGTAAAGGTAGCCGCCGAGGCTGTTAACAGCCCAAACCTGACCTGCCATGTGGCGAGACTCCTAATGTTGGCCTCGCCACCATGGCGAGGGTTTAACGTCGATGTACAGTCGGACGCTGCTGACCCCTGAGTTTGGCCATCTTAGCGATGGACATTTCGTAGGTCTCGTCATCGTCCTCGTCGGCCTCATCCGTTTGCCGTCCGCCGGCCACCGGAATCGACCGAACTGACGCTTTGCGTTGCTCTTTCTCGGCTCGCCGCTGGGGATCAGCGGGCGGGGCAGCAGGTCGACCTCTCAAAGCCCGGGCTTCCTCACCGACGGTGCGGAGGCGTTCCTTAAAGTCCATGTTCGGGTTGGCCTGCGCGAGCTGCGCGTCCTTCCACACCATGTAGTCCTTCAAGCGGGGGTCTAAAAGTTCTGCCTGGTACTCCTTGTCGAACCAATTGACAGCTTCACGAAACGTCAACCGACCATCAACTCGCTCGTCCACAAGCTTTGCGACGTCCACGTTAGCGGATGGTCGCTCAATCGCCTGTGCCAACTCGTCAATCGCCTCTTGCTCACCCATGATTGCGCGGTTGAGCAGTTCACGCACCCGGCCTCGCGCCGAGTTCGCCATGTCGTCCTGTGAGGATGGACTGGCGGTTAGGTTCGATTTTACGAGTTCTTTGGCGGAACGCAAGTATTCGTCCGCCGCCGAGACCTTACTGGCATTTTCACGAAGCTGCTGAAGGGTCATCCAGCGTTCCTGACCGTTCACGATCAGGCGGTAGTACGTCTCGCCGTTGGTGACACGGACGTCGTCGGCGCCGGCAGCCCGTGCCTCGTCCAAATCCCGGTCGGCCTGCTCGGCCTTGGCCACAATCGTGCCGTCATCGTCCTCGTTACTCTCCGGACGGGTCGGCTCGGCTGGCCGGCGACGGTCGACGTGTTCGGTCCACGCCTCGTCCTCTAGATCCTCCATGCCGTCCGCCGACTTCTTCTCGTCCGCCTGGTTGGCAATTGCGTTAAGCCGCTCGAGGCGCTCGTCGTTGCGGGCCTTGTTGGCCGCCTTGGCCTCGGCCTCCCGTTGCGCCCGACGCTGGTCGTCGGTCATGTCCTCACTCATAGATCCTCCTTCAGCATTTCAAGTGCCTGTTGCCCCATTTCGACCGCCTGCCCAAGCCATTGGCTGAACTTGCGGGCTGTCCAGATCCGCGACCGAATCTCAAGCAGTCGGTCAGCCGACGCGTTCGTGGCCGCGATCAGCTCCTCCACGGCGTCGGTTTCCTCGTGTTTGGCCTTCTGGAGCAGGTAATCGCCAATGTCGGACGTCAGGAAGTCCTCGACCTGCTTGCCAAACACGGCGGTCCGCACCAGCGGCTCGTCTGCGTCGATTGGTCGGCTCATTTAACGCCCTGTTGTGGCTGCGGCTGGCCCTGCGGCTGCGGTTGCATGGCCGCCTGCTGGGCCTGCAAATGCGCCGCCTGTAGCGCCTGATCCTTGGCGGCGAGGTGGCCGGCGTAGATCTTGAGGTTTTCGTGCTGATCTTCTTTGTCGGCGAGCAGCAGCTTGACG